CTCAGATAAAAAACCAATTCAATTATAACAGAAAAAGGAGAAAAAACAAATGCGTAACGAAAAGAAATATGAATTAACATTATCCGATCTGCAGGTATACATAGGAATCGCATCATTTGAAGCACTTCCAAAAGATGCAACACCAGAAGTTGTGGATATGTATAACACAGTAGCTGCACGTATTTATGACAAAATCGCTAAACATTTGGATGGTTCAGATCCATTCCCAACGGACGAGTTAATTTATGCAAAAAAAATAAATAATTTTGTTGATGAGCTTGGAGAAGCTTGCGAACAGATTCTTCGAGCTGTAATGGAGTAATTGCTATGAGCGATATTTTTACAATTCATGATTTTGAAAATGAACAGCAGTGGCTGAAAGGCAGAATGAACGGGATCGGCGGCAGTGATGCGAGCGTGACCATTGGCAGAAATCCATATAAAAGCAATGTTGAGTTGTATGAAGAAAAGATTGGTAAGGCAGTACCAGAAGATATATCGGACAAGCCTTGTGTGATCTATGGGAATAAAGCAGAAGAACCGATTCGCGAGCTGTTCCAGGCTGATCATCCTGAGTATAAGGTTGATTACCATGAATTTCGGATTCTGCAGAGCAAGAAATACCCATTCATGCAAGCATCCTTGGACGGTGAGTTGACTGATCAGGATGGACGCAAGGGTATTTTGGAGATCAAGACAAGCAGCATCAATCAATCCATGCAGTATGCGAAATGGAAAGATCAGATTCCTGATAACTATTATGCTCAGATTCTTCATTATTTGCTGGTAACCGGTTGGGACTTTGTAGTATTGAGAGCTCGGTTGCGGTGCGACTGGTGGGATGATGTTGCCAGAGAAAGGGATTATCGCATCGACAGATGCAATGTAGAAGCTGATCTTGAGTATCTACTGGAAGCAGAGATGAGATTTTGGAAGTGTGTGGAAAATCGGAAGATGCCAGGTTGCATTCTTCCAGAAATATAGGAGGTATTTTAATATGCTTGAGTTAAGAATCATTAGTCCACAAGAGAACGGGTTTGTTCAGGAAATTGAGTGGAACAACGAAGAATTGAAAACAGCAATTGCCAAGAAGATGGAAGACTATAAGGGGCTGGTCTTTACAGAGGAAACAATCGCTGATGGTAAGAAAGACAGAGCTGATCTCAACAAACTCCGTGGAGCAATTGATAATGAGCGGAAACGTATCAAAAAGATGTGCATGGAGCCATATGACAAATTTGAAAAAGAAGTCAAAGAAGTTCTTGGACTGGTTGATGAACAGATTAATGCAATTGATGTTCAGATCAAAGAAGTCGAGCAGATCAAGAGAGAGGAAAAGAGAAAGACGGTTCAGGAACTGTTTGAATCTATCGGCTTCCAGAAGTTTGTGACACTTGAGATGATCTGGGATGAGAAGTGGTTGAATGCATCGGTATCACTGTCAAAAGTAGAAAATCAGATGAAAGAGACCATGTATAGAATTGGTGAAGACGTTGGAACGATCATCAGATTACCAGAATTTAGTTTTGAAGCCATGGAAGTCTATAAGAAGACATTGGATCTTACGCAGGCAATCAAGAAAGGACAGGAGCTGGCTGACATTCAGAAGAGAAAGGAAGAAGCGCTTGCCAGACAGAAAGCTGAGGAAGAGAGAAGAAAAGCAGAGGAAGCTGCTGCAGGAAAAGAGTCAGAGAATCCGGAAGATGCTGCGGATACTCATGATGCGCCTAAAAAAGCTGAGGAGAATGACTATACAAGAGTTGTTTCAGAACCGGTCATGAGAATAGATTTCCGTGTATGGGGAACTAAAGAACAGATTCTGGCATTACGTGATTACATGAAACAGAACAATTTAAAATTTGGAAAGGTGGAATAAAGCATGGCAGTAAATAACAGTCTGGCAAAAAAGCCAGTAAAAATGGGATTAACAGCATATCTGTCACAGGATGCTGTTAAGAAACAGATTAATAATGTGGTAGGTGGAAAGAACGGGACAAGATTTATTTCAAGTATTGTGTCTGCGACCCAGGCAACACCGGCATTGCAGGAATGTACGAATCCGAGTATCTTGTCTGCAGCACTTTTGGGAGAGGCGTTGAATCTTTCCCCTTCTCCGCAGCTTGGACAGTTTTATATGGTTCCGTTCGACAATAGGAAGAAAGGCTGTAAAGAAGCACAGTTCCAACTTGGATATAAAGGCTATATTCAGCTGGCGGAGCGTTCTGGATATTACAAAAAACTGAATGTGCTTGCTATTAAGGAAGGGGAATTGATCCGATACGATCCACTTGATGAAGAAATTGAAGTAGAGCTGATTGATGATGATGTGATCCGTGAAGAGACTCCGGCGATGGGATATTATGCCATGTTCGAATATGAAAATGGATTCCGGAAAACAATGTACTGGTCCAAAAAGAAAATGATGGCACATGCGGAAAAATATTCACCTGCATTCAGCAGAAATGGCGGAGCGAAGACTTTGGAACTTTTAGAGCAGGGCAAAATTCCGGAAAAGGATCTCTGGAAGTATTCTTCTTTCTGGTTCAAAGATTTTGATGGTATGGCATTAAAAACCATGCTTAGACAGCTGATCAGCAAGTGGGGAATCATGAGTATCGATCTGCAGAAGGCAATTGATAAAGACATGGCAGTTATTCAGGAAGATGGATCCGCAGACTATGTAGAAAATGCTGCAGACGAAATCGATAACGATAATGTTGTGGCAGAACAGGAGATTAAAGAGGTGCAGCCAGAAACGAAAGCACCGGATCCTGAGAAAGAATCAAATCAGAGAGAAGCATCCGATATTGAAGCGGAGTTTTTCAATAAATAACACAGGAGGTACATAAGCAATGAAACATGTAGATTTAGAAAAGTTTGCAAATGGAGCATTTTCTGCACAGGTGAACAGAGCCATTGAAGAGGTGACAGAGAACATCCAGAACCCTAACACGGATGCCGGTGCTACAAGAAAGATTACAGTCACAATTGCATTTAAACCGAATGCAGAGCGTAATTTTGTTGCTACCGGTGTACAGACGAAGACAACACTTGCACCGGCACTCGGAGCTGTTACTGCTTTCAGTATGGGCAAGAACCTGCAGACCGGCGAGGTAGAAGCAATTGAAATGGGTAACCAGATCCCGGGGCAGATGTCGGTAAATGATGTGCCGGGAGTTGTTCCTGAGAACGTAGTGGAAGTTGAAGGCAAGGCAGTGGATACAGATACAGGTGAAATTGTAGGCACTGCTGGAAGTAAAGTTGTAGATCTTAGAAGAAGAGAAGCGTAAGGAGGAAAAGTAAGATGATGGAAGGATTAAAAGAAGCATTACAGTATATTACAGGTTTGAAAGAAAAGAGCATGGAACCAAAGCTGGTAGAGATTGAAGGAAGAACCTATTGCACTGACAATGGTCTTACCAGATATCACAGATTCCCAATGGCGTCAGATATTGAGGTGAATACGCTGACAGCACTGGTGGATTATATCAAAGGAAAACCGGAAGAGTTAAGGGAATCTTCTATTATCCATGTGGTAAGTCCGACAAAGGTTCTGTTGTATTCCGGGCTGATTGATGAAAGAAACAGAGAGACTCTGATCGATGCCAGGGCGATTGTAAATGAGTTCTCGTTTGATAGCTATTACGATCAGGAACGTTTTCTGATCGAGCTGCAGGCAAACTTTGTAGAGACAGATGATCTCATTACGATCATGCAGGTTGCCGGTAATATTAAATCCGGAACAACTGCCAATTATTCAGATGACGGAGTATCTCAGAAGACAACGATTAAAACGGGCGTGGAGCTGGCCGATGTGATCGTACCAAATCCGGTCAAGCTGAGACCGTACCGTACATTTGCAGAAATCGAACAGCCGGAGAGTTCTTATGTATTCCGTATCAAGGATGCAGAACGGGGACCGGCATTTAAACTGGTAGAAGCTGATGGTGGTTTATGGAAGAATGCAGTTATGAAAAAGATCAAGGAATATCTGGAGTTTGAACTGAGTGAAGAATTGGAGAAACATAAGATCACAGTCATCGCTTAAGATTTGTACTTCCTTTTGGATTGTATCACGAATGTAACATATTGATTATGCAGTATTCCATGGGATAGATGATCATTTATTACTATCCCATGGAAAGAAAGGAGCAATGGATGAATTCTGTGACATTTCATGTTCCGGGAAAACCCCAGGGAAAAGCAAGGGCAAAGACGGTCAGAAATAAGCATACCGGAAATACGATGTCTTATACGCCGGAAACAGATCTGCTGTATGAAAATTACATCAAGGACCGGTTCCTGAATAAATGCAATGGAATGTTCCTGGAACGGGGCAAGCCGGTAACTCTTCGGATCGTGGCGAGATTTCTTCCGCCGAAGAGTACCAGTAAGAAACGTACAGCTCTTATGCTGGATGGAAAGGAACTTCCGCTTAAGAAGCCGGATATTGATAATATCGTAAAAGTTGTAGCAGATGCCTTGAACGGTGTTGCATACCATGATGATACACAGATCATTATGGTAGTGGCAAAGAAAGTCTATTCTTCGTTGGAAGGACTGGACGTTACTGTGGAAGAATATAAGGGATAGGAAAGAAGGTGCAGCATGGTGGAAGAGGCTGAGTTTCCAAAATGCAGGATATATCTTCCAACGGCAAGAAAATTACAATCTCGGAATATTAAGATACGCTATAAAACATTGCGAGATGTGTCTAATAGATTTATTTCCAGAAAAGATGTAAGAAAATACATTTTTGAACAGAAAGGAAAGAAATGTTATTTGTGCGGATCAGAAAAGGATCTGCAAATTGATCATATAATATCGGTTTACAAAGGTGCGAAAGAAATGATTTCTTGCGATATCATTAATTCATATGGAAATTTGATGCCGATATGCAGAAAATGTAACGCTCAAAAGAGTGTGGAGGAGCTATAGCGTGGCAGGACGACCAAAACAAGGAATAGATTATTCGGGTTGGTCGGTTGATATATTTGATGGTGATAAAAAGATAGATAAGCTTCTGGATGCAAAAGGTTGGAAGGGATTCGGGATCTACTTCTTTTTGTGTCAGAGAGCATATAAAGTAAATGGGTATTTCTATGAATGGGGCTATGACGACTGTGCAACTACAGCAAGAAAGATGGGCGGCGGCATCAGTTCCGGTACAGTGAAAGAAACTGTGGACTACTGCTTACAGGTGGATCTCTTTGACAAGAGGTTATTTGATGAGTGGGGAGTGCTTACCAGTAGAGGTATCCAACGGCGTTTCTGGACAGTGCTTTCGGAACGGCGGAATAAAACAGTATATAGCGAATATTGGCTTTTGAAACCCGAAGAATGCAAAGGCCTAGTTAAAGTCAGCCTTTTTCCAGATGTGCAACCGACAAATAGTTATTTGCAAGGTGCAAATGATGATGTGCAACCTATAAAGAATAGTAAAGTAAATAAAAAAGATAATACAGTATTTCAGTCTCCGGAACTTGAATCGGCTTTCCAAATGTATCTCCTTGTTCGAGAACATAACTATGGAGCGATTCTTCCGGAACAGGTACAGGCTCTGAGGGAGGATCTGTTGAGTTTGAGTAATAAGCCGGAGGAACAGATTGCTATCGTGAAGAAGGCAACTGCTGGTGGTTATAAGGAATTTCGGGGAATGAAGAAAGGAAAGAGGACATCACCAGCAAAGAAGAAGGACAACTTTAATAATTTTGATGGCAGATCTTATGATCAGGAGATGTATATGGGATTGATTGAAAAGTAGAAAGGAAGGATTATAATGGCGAAATTTAATATTGAGGTAGAATTGGACTGGGTGGATGGAGAAGACGGATATACAATTGATGAAGAAATCAAGGAGCAAGTTGTTAGTGGTATTAAGGATGCACTTCTAAAAAAAGCAACAACAGAAGCTGTGGAAGCAGTTGATGATAAAATCGCAGAAAAGATTCTTGAAGCGGAAGGAACGATACAGGCAACCGTAGACCAGTTCGTTGCGAATGTGTGTGAGGAGAAGATTGGAAAGATTATTATTCCGGAAAAGAAGAACACTTGGAGTGAAGAGGTGACGTATAAACCTCTGTCCGAGTATGTAGGAGAAAGGTTTGAATTGTTCCTTACAGAAAAGAGATACGATAGAGATGGATGCATTGCAAGCTATTCCAGTGATAGAAAATTATCAGCTGCCGATCTTCTTACGGGACAGTATCTGGAAAAGGAACTTGGAAAGAAGGTCGAAACCCTGATTGCAAGTGCTAAGAGGGAAGTAGAGGAATCTCTGATAAATTCGTTTGAGCAGAAACTGAAAGAGAACCTTGCGAAAGACACGATTGAGAGAATGAATATTCCGGAAGTGCTGAAAAGATTTAGTGAAATGGCTCTGGAAGAAAAATAGATGGAGAGAAAGCAATGTTAGTAGAGAAGAGCTCAAAAGAAGCATTGGAGTATTACATAAAAGGAAAACCTGTAACAGCACTCTGGATAGGTGAAGACGGCGGCATGAATGCAATGCCGTTGTCAGATATCCTTGATCGACCAGAGAATCACTTTCTGGTAGATGTGCCGGCAGTCGTAAATCCGGATTTTGAACAGGCTGTGCAAGAGATGACAGAAGCTGATCAGGTAGATCCAGACGATATTATCCAGGTAGCGCATGAAACGCAGGAAGGCATTACCCCCCCCCAGAGAAGCCGGAGGAAAGGATGGAAGAAGAAAAGATAGATCTTCCGGCGGACAATATCGAAGATAAGAAAGAGAAGATCCGGAAACTGGTAGAGGAAGGATATACCAATCGTGAGATTGCTGATCGAACCGGTATTCCGTTCGGAACAGTCGGGTATCATGCAGCGAGATTCAGGAAGAAAGAAAAAGAACCTGCAGTAGACAATTCAGACCGGCACCTATGTAAGACTTGTAAGTTCCGGAGCAACCGGCCGACAGTGAATAGCTGTGATTATGCCGGACTTATGAACCACAGTCGTGGATGTAAGGTAGAGGAATGCACGAAGTATGAGAAAGGTGCGCGGATGAAAATGAAGGATGTGGAGGAATAGATCATGGAGAGATTAACACATAAAAGAGAGAACGGTATAAAGCGAGGGTACTGGTCCCCGAATAGGAAGCAGGAACTGGTGGATAGACTGGCGATGTATGAGGACAGGGAAGAGAAAGACAGATGGATTCCAATTAGTGAGCGTTTGCCTGAGGATGAAAGTTATATATTGGTATCGTTCGAGAATGCAACAATGCCGGATATTGCAAGGTATGAAGAAAATGATGAAGGCGGTACATTCTATCCGGGTGATGATGAAAAATCTTATTCAAGCTATGGAATATTTGTGAATGCCTGGATGCCACTGCCGGAGCCATACAGGGAGGAACAATGAAGATAATAATATTCATCATTATCGCCTGCACGCTCTTTGTTGCCTGGAGTTTATGCATTGTAGGAGCAAGTGCAGATGAACAATTGGAAATGATACATGCCAAGGATTTGGAGAGAAAGGAGAATGGCATGAATAATACATATGCACCAACGGAAAATAAAGAACAGGAAAAGATAAAGGTAGAGAGCATTGATACCATAGTGACTATGCACGGAGACAAGCCATATTACGAAAATAAGTATAGAGAAGTGGGTGATAAATGCTATCACATTGGGTATAGTTCTTATTATTTGGACGTTGCTCTTGAATATAGAAAGAAATATTTTGAGGTAGTAGAAAGAGAAAGTGACTGGATTCCATGCAGTGAACGGATACCTGAAGAGCCAAAAGAAAATCCGGTGTTTGATGGAAAATGTCTTGAAGTGTATTTGGTAACGACAAAATACGGAAGTAGCGACCAAGACAAAGTATATCCATTTAGAGCTTTTTGGAATGGAATTAATTTCACGGATGGATGTCGAATTTTGGATGTAATAGCCTGGATGCCGTTGCCGGAACCGTATAAGGAGAAAACAGAATGACAAATAGGGAATATATGATAAATCTATTGCTGGACGGTTTGGAATCACGCTTGAACCGAGTAAGCATTGATGATGGTGGTGCAAGCGAAGAAGCTATGATTTATTACAACATAAATTGTCCATATTATGCAGGTGATAAAAGAGCATATTGCCGAAAAGAAGGTAGTCTAGTATCAAGTAGAGAGGTATGCGTAGATTGTAAAGCACATTGGCTTGAACAGGAAGTTGATGAATAAAAACAAAACGACGAAGGAGCTGAGAAATGATTGGAAAGAGGAAGAAGTAGAAGACAGGTAAGACTGGATAGTCAGAAGCATTACAAAGGGTTGGAGGAGAACCATGATGCGAAGGCAAGTGAGAGATTCCATACACCAGCTTATCAGAGTTATTCGGTGGAGGATTACCTAAAGAAAATGGGAGTAGACATAACGAAGGGAGTAGATGCCGGTGGAGCAGAGACTGGAAGAAAACAATGTTAAGAATGAGAACAACCGGAAGAAGGAATATCTGAGAGGATACAGATCCAGTAGAAGACGTATCAACCGTATTGATGATGAAATTATCGAACTGAAAGAATTGGCTGCATCAGTGAAAGCAATTGATTATTCAGGTATGCCGCATGGTAGTGGAAACCAGAAGGATCTATCTGATGAGCTGGCAAGGATTGATTCGTTGGTAGAGAAACTTGGAACGGAAAAAGAAAGCTGTGTTGAATCATATGTTTCTATCGAGAAACAGATTAAGGAAATAAAGAATGAAGATGAAAATGATGTGTTGTTTTACCGATATGTAAAAGGCTTGAGGTTCTGGGAGATCGCAGAGAAAATGGATTGTAGTGAGCAGTGGGTACATAAATTGCATGGAAGAGCACTGGCACATTTGAGGTTGCCGACATAATTTATCTTTATTTGTCTTAGTTTATTGAAGTTTAGTATGTAAGTCTGGTATCCTTATACTGGAATTGATGAACAGCAGATGAAAGACATTAGTTCCCCCACAACCTAATAAAACCGAGAGAGGACACTTGGTGATGCCGGGTGTCTTTTTCGTGTTTTTTGATTCAATTAGGAATAAAACTTGTACATTTTGAAAAAAAATAGTATTATATAGTTATTAACAATAAAGTTTATGTTTACTAGGTGGAGGAAATCATGTCATTATCAAAAAATAAGAAAAGTCAAATTAAAGAGTATATTCTCGATAAAATCGGGGATAATGATGATGTGGTGGATAAAGTACAAAAGTGTTTCGAAATATCAGCCACAACAGTATATCGTTATTTAGATGAATTAATTAAAGACGGTGCTATCAAAAGGAAAAAGCGAGGAAAATATGTTCTATTGGAAAAACAGTATAACTTTTCTTATGAAAATGTTGGGCTAGAGGAAGATGTTATTTTTGCAAAAGATATACGTCCGATTTTATTGGAACAAAATTTACCTACGAATGTTATGAATATTTGGTATTACGCTTTTACAGAAATGTTTAATAATGCAATAGAGCATTCAGAATCAAAACGGATTCAATGTAGTTTATTTGTTAGTCGTTCAAACATAAATATGTTGATAAGAGATCAAGGAATAGGAATATTTAAGAAGATAAAAGAATATTATAATTATGAGACATTGGATGATGTAATTAGTGAATTATTTAAAGGAAAATTGACAACAGATAGTAAAAACCATACAGGAGAAGGCATCTTTTTTACATCACGTCTTATGGACATTTTTGTCGTTGTTTCAAGTAAAAAATATTTTACACATGATAATTATAAAGAAATTGTATCAACTTTAGATGAAGATGATGAACTGAATCAACTTATGAACAATGAAGGTACCGTTGTATGGATGAGGTTAGCTAACAGGAGCCATAAACAAATTAAAGAGGTATTTGATATGTTTAGTGATGGAAACAATGGATTTAATAAAACCAGTATTCCGATGAAAAATGTATTTGGAAATAATTTCCCTGTTTCACGATCACAAGCGAGAAGATTATACAATAGGTTTGATAGATTTGATGAAGTTGAATTGGATTTCAGAGGAGTGGACGAGATTGGACAAGCATTTGCGCATGAGTTATTTGTTAAATTTGCTTCATTGAAACCAGATATTAAAATCAAGGTTGTTAACGCGGGAAAAGAAGTTGAAAATATGATTAATCGAGTAAAAAATACAAAGTAATCGGATGGATATGTAGTTACAAGGCACCCTTCGGGGTGCTTTTATAATGCAAAAAAATCAGGAGGTGAGTCTGAGTGACAAAAAAACAGAAGAGATTTGTAGAAGAATACCTGATTGATCTGAATGCCACTCAGGCAGCAGTTCGAACAGGATATTCAGTTAAAACAGCAATGGAACAGGGATATCAACTACTTCAGAAAACTTCAGTTCAAGAAGCAATCGCAAAAGCAATGGCTGAGAGATCGAAGAGAGCAGGCATTAGTCAGGACAGAGTGATTCAGGAGCTGGCACGAATAGCATTTGTGAATCCGCAAAATGTAATAGATTCAGAAGATGCATCAGTAAAAGCAGATGCGACAGAAGATGATCTGGCGTGCATCCAGTCTGTAAAAGTTAAGACAATGGACGGAGCAAAGGGAAAATCGGTCGAAAGAGAAGTTCGTTTGAATGACAAGATGAAAGCTTTGGAGTTACTTGGTAAACATCTTGGAATGTTCAAGGACAAGCTGGAAGTTGATGCAGATATGGACCTGAACATCACGATTGATTATGGAGATAATGACAATGAAGAAAGTTAATATTTTAGGAACGTTATATAAGATATATTTTGATACGCCAGATGAAAAACTTCCAGAGGGTTGTGATGGATGTATGGATCAGAGTATTCATCAGATTAGGATTGCGAAGTTAGAATCCAGTAGAAACTCTTTAATGAATTTGAAAGAGTACAAGAAGAAGGTACTCAGGCATGAAATTATTCACGCGTTTCTGTACGAGTCTGGATTATGGAATAACAGTGGCGGTGCCGAAAGCTGGGGACGGAACGAGGAGATTACAGACTGGATTGCTATTCAGTCACCGAAACTTTTCAAAGCCTTTAAAGAAGCTGATTGCCTGTGAAAATAAATGTTCAAGCTAATCCATGCTTTAAAGAGGTTGACCGCAGTAAAAAACGCTACATCGTGATGAAAGGTTCTGCTGGTTCAGGAAAGAGTGTGGATACAGCGCAGAATTACATCCTGAGACTAATGAGAGACAAAGGAAGAAACCTTGTAGCCATGAGAAAGTCTGATATCACCAATCGAGACAGTACCTTTGCAGAACTAACAGGTTCTCTGTACAAGATGTTTGGAGATAAGGCCGATGCTTACTGGAAGATCAACAGAAGTCCATTAATGCTTACATGCAGACACAATGGCAACCAGATCATATTCAGGGGAATGAATGATGATAGACAACGTGAGAAGTTGAAATCTATTACATTCCCCAAAGGCAAGCTTACTGATGTATGGCTGGAAGAAGCTACAGAATTCACGCAAGCAGATCTGGAAATTATCGATGACCGTTTGCGTGGCGAGCTTCCACCAGATCAATTTTATCAAATTCGGATGACCTTCAACCCGGTGAATAAGAATCATTGGATCAAGAAGGTCTTTTTTGATATTCCCGATCCAAACGTACTTACCCATCATTCGACCTATCTCGGTAATCGGTTCATTGATAATGCGTACCGTGAACGAATGGAACGTAGAAAGATTGTGGATCCAGAAGGCTATCAGATCTATGGTCTTGGAGAATGGGGCGAGATTGGGGGATTGATTCTTCACAACTGGGAAGTCCGGGAAGTATCACAGAATCTCAACGATTACGATGATGTAGCTATTGGACAAGACTTTGGTTTCAATCATGCCGATGCAATATTGCTGGTTGGAATCAAGGATGAAGATATCTATATCATCGATGAAATATATGAGCATGAGAAAGAAACCGCTGAAATTATACCAATAGCCATACAGCACGGCATACCTGCGAAGAAAATAATGTGGTGTGACAGTGCTGAACCTGACAGAATCAAGGAGTGGAACAAGGCGGGATACAGGGCAAGAGGTGTTGACAAAGGCGGTTCAAAAGGCTCAGTAAATGCACAAATCGATTGGCTGAAAGGTTCGGTTGGTAAGGACCATACTATCAAGCGTAAGATCTATGTTGCACCTCATTGTGTTAACACGATCAAAGAGCTACAGCAATGGAAGTGGAAGAAGGATGAAAGGACGGGGGAATACCTGGACGATCCGGTTCCAGTTATGGATGATGCAATGGCAGCACTGAGATATGCAATAGAAGGATGGCGTAAGGCTAGTAGATGGCTGATGTAAAAAGAATAATGACAATTGACGGACGGCGTGCACAGCACCAGCGGTTTTCAGAGTCTTAGGGCGGGCTCAATCTTTTTCCGTTAAGAAACTTGCATCGTCGCGGATGCAACCTCCTTTCACGGTCACAACTGGTGGTCGGTTATGGTGCTGGCAGGACTGTCATTTAGATAAATACAGGGCTTATAGCTCAGTGGTAGAGCAGTGGTCTTTTAAGCCATGTGTCACAGGTTCGATTCCTGTTAAGTCCTATTGATTAATCGAAGAAGGAAGGTGTAAAGGTTGCTGAGTGTATCAGAGGTACAGAAATTTATAGATAATGATATTGTATCAGAGAAGAAAAAGTTTGCCGGTGTTGGTCAAAGATACTACGAAGGCGAACACGACATAAGAAAATATAGATTATTCTACTACAATGCTGATGGAAAACTGATAGAAGACAAGGTGCGGTCGAATGTTAAGATCAGTCACCCGTTCTTTACTGAGCTTTCGGATCAACTGTCAGCCTATATGCTTTCGTTTGATGAAAACCCAATGGTTGCCAAGGATACGGCGGAAGGGTTACAGGAGCATCTGGATAACTATTTTGATGATGAGTTCTGGTCAGAGATTGGCGATGTGATCATAGGAGCATACACGAAGGGATTCGAGTATCTGTTCGCATATAAGAATGCCGATGATCGGCTTACATTTATGTGTGCAGACAGCATGGGCGTAGTAGAGTGCAGAGAAAAGGATACTTCAGATCATAAGCGATACATTATATATCATTATGTGGACCGTATAGAACAGGGAAAGAAAGTAATCCGAAAGATTCAGGTATGGTCTGAAACAGAAACATTTTATTATATTCAGGATGGTTTGAATGGAAAGATTGTTCAGGATGAATCTGAACCGGTGAATCCAAGACCACACATCGTATTTACTGATCAGAAGACAGGTAAGAAGATGGGGTGTTCGCTGGGATATATCCCGTTCTGGCGATTGGATTACAACAAAAAGCAGTTTAGTGGATTGAAACCAATCAAGGGCCTGATAGATGATTATGACATCATGCAGTGCGGATTATCTAATAATCTAAAGGACTTTGATACGCCACTGTATGTAGTAAAAGGATTCCAAGGGGACAACCTGGATGAGCTGCAGCAAAACCTGAAAACTAAGAAGATTGTTGGAACAGATTCGGAAGGTGATGTGGAAGTCAGAACTGTAGACATTCCATATCAGGCCCGTAAGACAAAAGCCGATGAGGATGAAAAGAACATATACCGGTTCGGTATGGGATTCAATTCATCACAGGTCGGAGATGGGAATATCACAAATATTGTGATCAAAAGCAGATATGCATTACTGGATCTGAAAGCGAATAAGCTTGAAAGAAGATTAAAAAAAATGTTGAAACAGCTGCTGAAGGTTGTTCTGGATGAAATCAATCAGCAGAACGGGACAGGCTATCAGATTTCAGATGTCAAGTTCGAATTCACACGATCAATCATGATGAACGAATCGGAGAATATAGCGAACGAAAAGACAGAAGCAGATATCCAACAGGTAAGAATCAATACAATCTTGAATATGGCTACACAGATCGGCGATGAACAGACGCTGAAAGCGTTATGTGACGTTATGGACTGGGATTTCGATGAGTTGAAAGAACAACTGAAGAATGCAGATAGTCATACAGCACAGGATGCAAGAACGGCATTAGGTGTTATTTTGCCGGATGATCCTGATAATCCAGATGATGAGCCGGTTGAGGAATAGGTGATAGGCTATGAAGTATCGTGAGAAGATTGTTCAGATAGAGTTTCTTGATGATGAGGAACGTGTGATCAGACGGCTACAGGCTGTATATAATCAATCTCTTAAATATATAACACAGAAGGCTAATGCTCTTCAGGAAGAAATCTATAAGATACAGGATAAATATAATTCTATTGAGGATGAACAGGAACGGGAAACGCTAAAGAGCATGGAACGTTCTAAGGTGTACCAGAAGCAGTATCAGGATGCACTTAAGGCGCAAGTGAACAGTATCCTGGATAAGATGCACCGAAAGGAATTTAAGACGGTTAATAAGTACTTGAATGACTGCTATGACAAGGCATTTACCGGGAATATGTATGTATTACACGGCGAAGGGATTCCTTTGATCGTTCCGATAGATCAGGAAAAAGTTGTCCGGGCGGTACAGGTTAATAGTAAGATCAGTAAGGGATTGTACTCACGATTAGGTGAGGATGTAGATCTTCTGAAACGGAAGATTACAGCGCAGATCAGCCGGGGTGTGGCTACAGGTATGAGCTATTCGCAGATGGCGCAGCAGTTGGCTGGATATACCAAGACTGGTTACAACAATGCTGTCAGGATCACAAGAACGGAAGGACATAGAATACAGCAAGAATCCACGATGGATGCCTGTTATGCTGCAAGAGAGCGTGGAGCTGATGTTGTGAAGCAGTGGGATGCCACAATGGATGCCAATACCAGAGAATCACATCAGATGGTTGATGGTGAAGTCAGGGCGCTGGACGAGAAATTCAGCAATGGATTGATGTATCCGGGAGATCCATCAGGAAGTGCAGCGGAAGTAATCAACTGCAGATGTGTACTTTTGCAGCGTGCAAAATGGGCATTGGATCAGAAAGAACTTGATCGGTTAAAAGAAAGAGCTTCTTTTTACGGATTGGATAAAAGAAAGAGTTTTGATGAATTCAATAAAAAATATATAGGAACTGTGGAAAATTCTAAAGGCAACAAAATAAAGATGGATTTGCAATTTTTTGCGAAAATCCCAGATGAGAAATTAACGGAATATGCATTAAATTTTGAACATCCTACAGGTAAAGAAAAAGCAAAAGCTTTTAAAGAAGCACTTGGATATACAAAAGAAAGTTATACAGACTTAAAAACGAAAATACTTGATTCTTTTGATGAAAAAGAGTTAGTATATAAGAGAGAAGACAAATACGGAAAGCGCTATGAGCAAATTATGCAGATAACAGGACCGAATGGAAAAACAGCAAATGTATTAACAGCATGGATTAAAGATAACGACAACGCTGAACCAAGGCTAACATCGATTTATGTAGACAAGAGGTGAGAACTATGAAACAATATGATGTAGTTAAATTAAAGGATGGGCGAATAGGGACCATAGTTGAACTTTTTGAAGATGCTTGCGAAGTTGACATTGGTGATTCTCCTACTAACTGGGAAACAATTACTGTTGATAAGAAAGATATTGAAAAAGTATTATAGATACCACTGATCAGAAATGGTTAGTGGTATTTTTGTACCCATTTTTAAGAAAGAGGTGAGAATATGGCAACATCGAGCATTAATATCATGATTGTTTGTGTCGCATTAATTATTCTATGCAAATTTTGCTGATAAGGCGGTGATCCAATTATCTCCCAACTATGGGTGAAATAGTGGGTGGCGGGTGGCAAGGACAAGGATATATTGATTTAAGGCATCGAAGGATGTCTTTTTTTAATGCCATTTCATCCACAGGGATGTAAAACACTATTCCGCAGATCATGGACGAGACATGTAAAAAGCGTAAGAAAGGGGAAATACAAAATGACATTAGAAGAATTATTAAAAGCACAGGGTTTATCGGATGAACAGATTAAGGCGATTACAGCAAGTATGAAAGAGAATAAGATTTATACTGCCAGTGAGGAGAATTTGGATATCCGATACGGAAAACTGAAGACGGACTATGACACCCTGAACACACAGCATGGAGAATCAACGAAGCTGATTGAACAGTTGAAGAAAGATGCAAAAAACGATGAAGCACTCCAGGGGAAGATTACAGCATACGAAACACAGGTGGCAAATTTACAGAAAGAACTTGATGAGACAAGACTTGAATCTGCTATCAAGGTTGCTCTCATGAATGCAAAGACGGATGATGTCGGTTACATGGCATTTAAACTTAAAGAAGGCGGTGCGCTGGAGCTTGATGAAGATGGAAACATTAAGGGGATTGATGAGAAGATTTCGAACTTAAAGACTCAGTTCCCAACTCATTTTGATTCGGAAAATAATCCGGGACCAAGAGAGATTGATCCGAAACCGCTTCCAGAGGGTGATCACAATAATGATGTACAGCCAAAGAATCTGGCTGATGCACTTCGTATGCAGTATGAAGATAACGAAAAATAGAAAGGTTAAAATGGTGAAAGTTAATGGCACTTACGTTACAGGATATGAGAGAAGGTGCATCTGACAAGGTTGCCGAGCAGGTAGTAGATACCTTCTTAAGAGAGTCAGAAATTTTACAGATGATTACATTTGACGACACGGTAAGCCCGCAGGGCGGATCTACACTTACATACAGTTATTTGCAGAAGCAGATTCCGTCAACAGCAGCATTCAGAAAGCTGAACGAAGAATATACAGACAGTGAAGCAAAGCTTGTAAAGAAATCTGCTGATCTGAAAATCTTTGGTGGAAAGTTCAGAATGGACCGTGTTCTGAAAAAGGCAGAAAACAAATTCAATAATATGGCATTCCAGATGGAAGAAAAGATTGCTGCGGCAGTTTCACTGTTCCATTACACGCTGATTAATGGAGATTCCACAACACAGGAAGATTCGTTTGACGGACTTGACAAAATGCTTGTTGGCACTACGTCTGAGTTTAACAGCAAAGAGATTATTGATGTATCAAACATCGAAAAGATGAAAACAAGCGCGGATCAGCTGTATGAAGCATTACAGGTTCTTATTCGTGAAACAGGTGCTGATGCACTGCTTATGAATACCAGTATGATTTCTAAAGTACAGACTATGGCTCGCATTCTTGGATACAAAACTGAAACAGAGGAAGCATTTGGTAAAAAAGTGACTTCTATGGATGGTGTTAGATTTATGGACCTTAAAAACCATTATACTGTGTCAGGAAGTACAGTTACTGCAAATGCATGTGTGAAAGATAATATTTCAAGAACGGTAAATGGCGGTTCAGCTACTACCGGTCTTACAGATATCTATGCTGTTAAGTTTGATGTTAACAACGGATTCCACGGAGCTACACTTACTGGAAATTCTATTATTGATCAGTATTTACCAGATTTCAACCAGCCGGGTGCTGTAAAAGATGGTGAGGTAGAAATGGTAGCAGCTACAGTTCTGAAGAACACAAAGCACGCAGGTGTTCTTAGAAATATCAAGATTGCGTAACGGAAAGGAGAAAATAAGTATGCCGAAAAAGAAAGAAGAACCAAAGACATATAAGGTTACGGTAGATAAAAAACCGGGATACTGTGGAGAAGGTGCCGGCGGAGCGCAGTTTGCACATGGAGAAGCACTGATCACAAGTGGCCGGGTTGCAGCATGGTTCAGAGAACACGAAGGATATACTGTCACTGAACTTAAAGATGTTACGAATGAGACATCTGAGACACCGGGAGAGTAACAGAAAGGCGGTGCAGTTATGATCCTGTCGGTAGAAAGGGCAAAATGGTTAATCGACTTTAAGGACTGGCCAATAGAGCGGATTGAACAGAAGCTAAAAGCAATCGAGCAAACCATCCGCTCTTATACGAACAACAACTTCCAGAATAGAAAGATTCGATCAGCAGGTGTTGTATCATCGTCGAAACTAAATGTAATAAATAAACTTTATGGATTGTCGATTGGAGATACAGTGCAAATAACGGAAAGTATGTTCAATGACGGATTATATACAGTAAAAGGAATAGAAGAGAACACGATTGTACTGGATAAAGAGTTAATCGATGAAGGTCATATACTGATCACAAAAGTAGAGTATCCAGATGATGTGATTGAGTGCTGTATTAATCTTTGCGAATGGGAAGTAAAGAACCGTGGAAAAGTCGGAATAAAGGCAGAAACATTGTCTCGCCATTCGGTTACATACTTTGATCAGGACGCATCCAATCAGATGAATGGCTACCCAGTAAGTCTGTTAGGCTGTCTGAAACCGTATAGAAAGGCAAGGTGTTGATTGTGTCTGATATTGGTGGAAACACAACAGCAATCTTACAGGTGCAGAGTGAAAATAGTGTTGATGAGATTGGCAATCCGGTAATTATCTGGGAAGAAGTAGGCTCCTATCCGGGATGGCTTGATTTAGTATCTGGAAACTCACCCGTCCAGAACTATAATGCCAAGATATCAGAGTCCAGTCATTACTATATTACTGATTATTATCGGGCGCTTGCCAATCAGGATCCTGAGGTGTGTAGAATGCTGATAGATGGAAAAATCTATGATGTACAGTGGATTGATGATCCGATGGGAATGCATGAACATCTGGAAATCTATCTGAAAGCTGTAGGAGGTGTTGGGAGTGGCACAGATTGAGTTTGAAGACAATACAGAACAGATCATTGAAGAAATGCGAATGAAAGCTATTGCATGGCTGGAAGAAGCTGGTGGAGAGATTAAGTCGCAGGCTGCTTCAAATTCCAGACGTGCAAGCGGAGAGACTGCGGGAAGCTTCCGGCATGAAGTAGATACTGAAAACATGGTATGTGCTATCGGCTCAGATCTTGAAAACGCATTATGGGAAGAATTTGGAACCGGAGAATATGCATTGAATGGGGATGGACGTGCCGGTGCTTGGTACGTGCCGGTTAAATCGTATACTGGAAAAAGGAAACCGACCTATAACGGAAAAGTAGTAATCGTGCACGGGAAAAACGGTGTGGATTTCTACAAGACCAATGGTAAGCGTGGAACAAGAGCATTGTTTAATGCGTTCAATTCGCTAAAAGGACCAGTACAGAATAAGGTACAAATGAATTTTAAGGATTTAGGTGATTAGTATGACGCAAGAGATATTAAGACACATGAATCTTAAATTAAAAGAATTGCTTCCATATCAGTTCTATGAATGGAGGACAAAAGCAGAATATCCCTACTGGATAGGGGAATATTCGGAAACTCCAGATACATCTGAGGATGGATCGGGCGAAGATGTAATGATGGTAACAGGAACAACAAAAGGCAGCGTGATGGACCTTGAGAATGGAAAGGAAGTGCTTCAAAAGGCATTTCCTACACTTTCAGGTTATCACGCTGTTCTTGATTCTGGAACACATATTATTGCGTATTACGACACTTCAACAATGATCCCGACAGATGGAAACGATATAAATAGGATACAGGTTAATTTAAAGATCAAAAGTTGGAAGGTGAACGAATAATGGCAAATGAATGGACAAATTGGAAAGAACATGGAATCACCAAAGATACACCAGATTCTATTCTGTTTGGTGCTGGAACAATCCATCAGGGATTAACGTTTTCTGGTGACAAATGGAATTTTGCAGAATCAATCATAGGGGCAACTAATGGTGGATCGAAAGTGTCTATGAAACCTGAAGTACAGGATATTGAAGTAGATGGAAAAATGATCAAAGCAAAGGGACTGATGATGAAGGTTGGGGAAACGGCAACAATGGAAATCAACTTTGCGGAGATCAGCCCGGAAATTATCAAGAAGGGCTTGATCGCCCAGGAAGGAAATTCGAAAGCAACCGGATATAAAGTTATTGAAAGTAAACCGGATATCGAAGCAGGTGACTATTTTGAAAACTTTGCGTTTGTTGGACGAACCGTATCAAAAAAACCAATTATTGTTATTTTTGATGATGCCCTGTGTACATCTGGTTTTGAACTGGATGCAAAAAATAAATCTCAGTCTTCACCAACAGTGACGGTTGAATGCGTGGGTGATGTTAACAAAGATGAAGCGTTAAAGGTACTTCCGTACCACATCTATTACCCAGATCCGGCAGCTAGTCAGTCGGAAGATGTATCTGGCAAAGCTGTTGTTGATGGACCAGAAGAAAACGAAGAATAACAGAAGGTAAAAAGTAACGAAAGGAAGGATTGTAATGGTAGAAAGAAATTATGAATTAAGAAAATTATGTGCTGATGATATTTTCCCGATGGTCAATATTATTTCAAAAATCGGTATTGAAAATATGGCAGACTGCTTCGATGCAAAAGAAATGGCAGACATCATGAACAGTGTAGATTCAACTTTAGATGAAGCAGATGGAAAAGAAAGCTCAGATAATACGATGGCTGATGTACTTACAAAGCAGATTGGTATCAAAGTAATTATGAAACTGGTTGGGCTGCTCTTGAAGAATTTTGGAAAAATTAAGAGAGAACTGTATCAGTTTCTTGCCGGTCTGTCTGGAATGACTGAAAAAGAGATCGCTGCTCTGCCACTGGGAACATTTACACAGATGATTGTAGATGTTTTCAAAAAAGAAGAGTTCTCCGATTTTTTTCAGGTTGTATCAGGATTGCTCAAATAGGGCAGTTTCAATTTCTGGATCAGCTGTTTAAGCGCTATCATGATCCGCTGCGATTGGTAAGTTGGTATATTCAATCATGCAGTTTCTTACAATTTGTAGGAGATTTTTCAGAGGCATACAACAAAGAACTGCGTTGGGAAGTGTACCTGCATAAAGTATGGGACAAGACTTTTGAAGAGTATGAAGAAGGCGTAAACGAAGAAGTTCAGCGGATTGAAACATCTCACATGAGTGAAACTGAACAGGAAAATGTTATTGCTGATAGTATGTCCATATTACAATCTTTCCAGCCTTCAGAATAGGAGGTATAGATGGATTTATTTAAGCTTGTCGGTACGATTGCGATTGATACTGCAAATGCAGAAAAATCGTTAAATGATGTACATAAACAAGTCGCTGATACCGAAAAGGCAGTGTCGGAAGGCTGCGATAAAGTGAAACAGTCTTCCGAAAAAGCTGGAAATAGTGCCACGAAAGCTGGAAAGACAGCGGAAGAAGCTGGAAAAAAAGCAAAAAAAGCCGGTGAAGATGCCGGAAAAGGTGGCCAAGAATCCGAAAAGAGTGGCAATAAATGGGCTGAATTCGGTAAGAAGATAGAAAAGGCCGGAACAAAGGTCACGGGAATCGGGAAGAAAATAGAAAAAGCCGGTGATGCAGTAGGTAAAGTCGGAAAGAAATTCGCTCCGCTGTCCGCCGCTGCAGCCGGAACATTGACTGCGGTAACAAAGGGCGCATCTGATTTTCAGAATGGTATGGCAAAGATGTCAACCTTATTTGATACGTCACAGGTATCCGTTCAGAAATTATCCAAAGAATTCCTGAATCTATCGAATGAAACAGGAAAAAGCGCAGTAGAACTTACGGAAGCCGGCTATCAGGCGTTGTCAGCATCTGTACCAGTTGAAAAGCTGGGAGGTTTTATCCGTACATCTGCTAACATGGCAAAAGTCGGATTTACGGATACTGCAACATCTGTGGATCTGTTGTCTACAGCTGTAAATGCTTATGGTTTAGAAGCTGATCAGGCGGACAGCATAGCAAACAAGCTCGTAAATACACAGAATCTTGGTAAAACATCTGTAAATGAATTGGCGTCCAGTATGGGTAAAGTTATCCCGACGGCTGCCGGTATGAATGTTAATCTGGATCAGCTGTGCACGATGTATACCCTTATGACTAAACAGGGTATTGCCACGGCGGAATCTACTACATACATGAACAGTATGTTGAATGAACTTGGTGATTCTGGTACGGATGTAGGAAAGGTCCTGAAAGAAAAGACCGGAAAATCATTCCAGGATCTGATGAAGGACGGAAAGACAACTGGCGATGCACTGAAAATCTTAAAAGACTACTCAAAAGAGACAGGAACAGCATTCAATGAATTATGGAGCAGTCAGGAAGCCGGAAAGGCTGCTATGGCACTCTTAAATGATTTGGCCGGTGATTTCAATGAAACAATGGGATCAATGGCTAATGTAGCTGATCTGGTTGGACAAGGTCTTGAAAAGATGAATACGCCGTCAGCAAAAATGGCGAAGGCTCTCAATCGAATTAAAAATAGTGGTATTGAATTGGGTTCCGTATTGCTTACTACTGTAGCACCTTATGTTGAGCAGTTCACTAAAAAAGTAGAAGAACTTACAGAAAAATTTAATAAGATGCCGGATAGTCAGAAAAAAATGGTTCTGGTTATGCTTGCAGTTGTTGCTTCGATTAGTCCCGTTCTTGCTATAATGGGGAAATTAATCAAGGTGTTTGCAGATGGACCTATAGCCGTAGGAAACCTAATGAAAGGATTCGGCAAGCTTCAGACAGCAATCGCAGGCATAAACGCCCCTGTGGTGGCGATCGTTGCCGTGATAGCGGTTCTGGTTGCTGCATTTACACATTTGTGGAATACGAATGAAAACTTCAGGAATAACATGATTGCAATCTGGGATCAGATACGAGACAAGATTTCATCATTCGTTGACAATGTAAAAGAAAGATTTGCAGGTCTGAATATTTCTTTTGCAGATATAGTAAGTGCCCTGAAAGCTATATGGGATGGGTTCTGTGAAATCTTAGCACCGGTATTTGAAGGTGCTTTTGCTGCATTGGCTGATACTATTACAACAGTATGTGATGTTCTGATAGGTATATTAGATACATTCATAGGGCTATTTACTGGAAACTGGGAACAGTGCTGGACTGGAATACAGGAAGTATTCGGTGGAATATGGGAAGGCATAAAGGCGGTACTTACAGATGTATTAGAATCATTAAAGGGAGTGCTAGATACATTTCTCGGATGGTTCGGAACAGATTTTAATACTGCTTGGGCGGATATTACAGCGACAGTTGAATCGGTATGGAACGGCATAACTGATTTCTTTACTTCTGTTTGGGAAGGCATAAAGAATGTATTTGAAACCGTAGTGAACGGGATTAGCGACTTCCTGGCGAGTGCCTGGGAAAGCATCACATCGACAATCCAGAATGTCTGGGATGGAATTGTAAATACGGTTTCGGCGGTATGGGAAACAATAAAGAATGTGGTGCAAGTTGGCATCATGTTTGTTGGTGAAATCATTTCAGCTGCAATCCAAATCATTACTATCCCGTGGATGTTCATATGGGAGAACTGCAAAGAGTATATTACGGCAGCATGGGAATTCATAAAAAATGCTGTTTCAACAGCACTTGAATCAATTTCCAATACTATAAGCGATATATGGAATGCAATCGTTGGATTTATCTCACCGATTTTAGAGACCTTAAAAAATGTATTTGTTACAATATGGCAGGCCATAGAGACAGAAGTAGCAAATTCAATTAATAGAATGGTTTCGATTATTACAACGGTATGGTCTGCCGTCAGCGGAACAATCAGTGCGATATTATCAGTAATTGCAAGCATATTTTCTACGGTATGGAACGGAATAACATCTGTTGTATCGAGTGTATTAAGTACGATCCAGAGTGTTGTATCAAGTGTATTAAGTGCAATGCGAGGTGTTGTATCTTCAGTTTTAAATGCGATTTTAAGTACTGTTAAAAGCATAATGAATTCTATAAAAAGCACAATGACGAGTGTATGGAATGGGATAAAGAGCGTTGTATCAAGTGCGATTAACGGAATCAAGTCTGTTATATCATCCGGGCTTCATGTTGCAGGTTCGGTTGTATCTAGCGTGCTCAGTGGTATCAAGAGCAAGTTTAGTAGTGTATGGAATGGGATAAAGAGCGTTGTGAGCAGTGCAATCAATCACATCAAGAGCGCCATGAACTTTAGCTGGTCACTCCCAAAGCTAAAATTGCCACATCCGAAAATCGAAGGGAAATTTAGTCTTGATCCACCATCTGTGCCGCATTTCTCTATTGACTGGTATGCTAAGGCTATGGATGCCGGAATGATTATGAATAGGCCTACAGTATTTGGCTATGATGCGGTATCAAATAAGCTTATGGCTGGCGGAGAAGCTGGAAGCGAGACAGTAGTTGGAACGCAGAGTCTGATGAACATGATACAGGATGCTGTAAATAACAGCGGAAACAGGGATGATGGAGCAATTCAGGCATTACTGGAAGCCATCTATAATTGGATGCGTAACGGCGGACTGTACAAACTTATGATCGACGTTCTGACAAATGGAGTAGAACTTGAATTTGATAACAGAGAAATTGCAAGGTTGGTGAAAAAATATGCTTGATACAGCAAAGTATGTGAATCACCTGAATCAGAGTATTGACTTTGGTTCAGGTGGCATTTATATCACAGATTCTGAGCTTAGAAATTATGAATGGGAATATGATACGGATTATGATGAGATAACCAACTTCCGTAAGGGCGTTAAAGAGAAGAAGATGAAAATAATCATATCAGCAGCTACAGAAGAAGAAGGGATCGCAAAAAGAAATGCAGTCTTCCGGATTTTCGAAGCGGATATCCTTGCAAACCAGGCAGGAAGGTTGTATCAGGATGGATACTATCTGAATTGCTATATTACAGCATCAAAAAAAGCTAACTGGTATATTGCAAAGCGATATATTGAAATCGAAGTCACTATTGCAACTGATCAGCCGGACTGGGTACAGGAAAAAGAATTTAATTTTCTTAAAACAGAAGGTAAAACTGTTGAGATGGATGATTTAAAAAAGTATCCCTATAAATATGGGTATTATTATCTGAATCAGGTGTCATCCTCTGCAATCAATAATGTAAGTATTACGGAATCTGATTTTGTGCTGCGAATATACGGTCCCGTGTCAAAACCACTTGTGAAGATTGGCGATAATACCTATCAAGTGAATGTTTCCTTGAATGCTGGTGAACGACTAGAAATTGATTCCAGAAAAAGGACAGTAAGCCTGATACACACTGACGGGTATACGGAAAATGTTCTTTGGTCTGCCGCAAAAGAATATTATATCTTTGAGAAAATTGTATCCGGCACACAGATTATTGCGTGGGATGGTAGTTTCTCGTTCGACTTAATTTTGATTGATAAAAGGAGTGAACCGTTGTGGAAGTAATGTATACAGACATAAACAGGCTTCCACAAGGGAGCCTTGAAAAGTATTCGATTGATCTGGAACTTGGCGGTGACAATGACTTCGAGCTCCAGATGAACGTGAGAAATCACTGCATGAGTGCCGGATGTATCTGGTATGTTGAAAATGAAGAATACGGTGGTATTGTAGATGATGTAAAAGTTGATACTGATAAATCTAAGGTATATTATTCTGGGCGATCTTGGCGTGGTATTATGGAAAAGAAGGTAATCGGACCAGACACCGGAAAAGATTATCTGACGGTATCTGGGGATGCAAATGACATTCTTGCGTTGCTGATAAAACGCTGTGATCTGGTAGATCTGTTTGTGGTTCCGGACTCTTCCGGGATACAGATAAGTAGCTATCAGTTTCCGAGATACATTGATTTTTATTCCGGTATTGTGAAGATGCTGTCCTCTGCCGGGGCAAAACTGAAAATCACCTATGATGATAAGGAATCTTGTGTGAATATATCAGCTATCCCAATCAGCGATTTGTCAGAGAAATATGAGTATTCTGATGATTACGGAATGAAAATCATAATCGAAAAGAAAAAAGGCGGGACAAACCACCTGATCTGTCTCGGAGCTGGCGAGTTGGCAGCCAGAACGGTGATTGATCTGTATGTAGGTAAGAATGGTGAGATAACAGAAAAGCAGGCATATTTCGGGGAATATGAAATAGCTGAAATATATGATTATGGAAACTCCGGATCCAGTTCTGAGTTGAAAGAGAAAGGAATCGAAAAACTTAAGGAATTAAAAAGTTCAGATTCTGTATCGGCATCTTTTCAGAAACTTGATGTAGATATCGGTGATATTGTTGGCGGCAGGAACCGGGCGACTGGGATAGTATTGAAGGAACCGATAACAAAAGAAATTGTAAAAATAAAAAATGGTATTGAAACGATAACATATAAGGTTGGTGAAGAATAATGGCAAATTATCTTGATACTGGAGATACGGGACGCGCAGTCAGTGCAGAATCTGACGGGGCGTTATTTGCTGGTATTTTCGGAAATGCAAAATATGTATTGGAAAATGGCAGCCAATTCAAAGCAGAAGTACAGTCGAACAATATTGTGAAAATCAGTGATGGTGATGCGGTTATGTACGGACGGCATGTAAGAATTCCGGCAAATGACAGTGCACTGGTGACAATTAACAACGGACATTCCGGCACGAACAGAATTGATCTGATCGTGTTCCGTTACACAAAAGACAGCACCGGAAAAGAAACGGTTGATCTGGCAGTGATTCAGGGAGAAGATTCTACCGGGACAGCTGCAGCACCTGCAACAATTGACGGAGATATATTAACAGGAGCGATGCAAGCGGATTTTCCATTATACAGAGTTGAACTTAAGGGACTTAATATAGTTAGTGTAACAGCAATGTTTGACGTGATTGGGAACATTTCGCAGATCACAAAGAAAAATAAGGAATTGGCTGCTAAATTACCGCTCTATGGAACCACACCAATAATCGAAACCGGGGCAAATTCTTACAAAGATACTTCTGTGAAATTTGGAAAAACTTTCTCGAAAGCACCGTTCGTACTATTAACGTTATCTGGTGGCTCACAAAACACCAAAACTTTTGCAGTGCAGGTT